CTGCAGAACGCGAACGCGCGCGGCTCGGTCACGGTCAGCGGCGTGGTCGAAGACGACGAGAGCGGCGCCCTGTTCCCGGCCTGGTACATGCGCGCCGGCGACTCGGCGATCGTCACCGACGGCGACAACATCGAGCGCCGCATCATCGAGACGAACTACGACCACGACACTCGAACCGTGACCTGCAACATGGACACCCCGCCCAACAAGGTCGAGGCGCTGATGGAACGCATGGGGATCGCGCTCGTCGGCGAGGTCGATTAGGTCGGGGACGAGGGATAGGATTCGCGCAAGTGTGGAGCGGCGAAGGCTGGAAACAGACGCGGCGCTTTCTGGGAGTCTCGGCCTTCATCGCCGCTTTCGGCCTCGAGGCGGGCTTTCACGTCGGCCTGCCGATCGGCATCTACGGGATCATCGCTGGCCTGCTCGGCTTGGACGTGCTGGCCGAGGCCCTTGCGAACCTGCGGGTAGGGAACGGGCGGAAGTGAAGCTCTGGCTCTATCGGCATCGACGCGGCGTCCTGCTGCTCTACATCGCCTTCGCGGTGACGGTGATCTTCGTGCTGCAAGTCCTCGAAGCGCAGGGGGTGATCAGATGAGCGAACGGCTGGGCGATCCCCTCGAGGGCGAAGACCCGCGCGAAGCGGCCACGCCGGGAGCACAGCGCCAGATCGATGAAATTCGCCGGCAGCTTCACCGCGGGCTGCGAACAATGACGCTCGTCGTGCTGCTGATGATGATCGGCATTGGCCTGACGGCCTGGCAGATCAAGAGGGCCTTCGACAATCAGGAGGCCGAACGCCTGGCACGGGTCGGTGCCTCGGCTTCGATCACTACCTTCCTCTGCCAGCGGATCGACTCTGTCGGCAACGGCGTCGCCGCCCTTGTGCGGGTCAGCCTGCGCAACTCGCCGCCGCCCGACACCTTGGAACCGACGCAGCGCTTCGCCTATGAACGCTTCGTGCGCTACGCGAAGGAACAGGAACGGCCGCCGCGCTGCCGCGAGCTGGCGCTCAAGATCGCCACCCTGACCGGCGCCGACCCCGAAGACGTGGTGATCACGCCGATTCGGCTTCACTCGCCTCGCGACCGACACGGGGGCTAGGCTTCTCCCGTGGCTCCCGAGCACGACCCGAAGATGCATCGGCTCCGCGGCAAGCTGCGGCGCCGGCGCCGGGAACTGCACGACGAGCGCGGCGATCACCGGAAGGTGCGGAAGGCGCGCAGGGCCGTTGCGTTCCTCGAGCAGACGATCGCGAAGACGCAGGCGCGGCGGCATGGGCTCGACCATGAGGCGGTCCTCGACGGGACGCCGATGCCGCTCGGTCAGAAGATCGCTCTGCTCGACGCGCGGCGGCACGGCTGGGACGGCGTCGCTACCTCGGGGGATCGGCGCGACAAACCCTCCTGGGTCGCGCGGCTGCTGCATCGCCTCGGCAAGTCCACGCAGAAGGAACTCTACGAAGGCTTCATCCACGGCCTGCCTGGCTTCCTGCCGGCGAACCCGCCGACGCAGGGGACGCACATGCGGATCGGCGACGGCGTCGTCGGCCAGGTCGGCGAACCGCTCGAATGGTGGCAGGAGGGCATCGACTCGAGCTACGCGACGCAGCTGCGCGAAATCCTCAACGAGCTCGGCTACAAGGCCTACCGGCCCTACGCGAGCGCGAGCGAGGAGCACCACACGAACCTCGAGGAGAATCCCCACGACCGGCTGATCGAGCGAGGCAAGGTATGAGGCACCGCGCCCGCCACCGATGGTCGCTGCTCTGGGCGGCGCGCTTCGTCGCCAAGTGGGAGGGCTTCATCCCGACGGCCTACCTCGACACGATCGCCAACCCGCCGGTCTGGACGATCGGCTACGGCCACACGCACGGCGTCAGGCCCGGCCAGCATGTGACCGAGGCCGAGGCCCGCAAGCTGCTCGCCGCCGATCTGCGCGACGCCGCCCGCGCCGTCGCCGCCAAGGTCGACGTCCCCTTGAGCGCCCGCCAGCGCATCGCCTGTATCTCGGCGGTGTTCAACATCGGACCCGGCCTGCTCGAAGGCACGCACTTCATCGACGCGCTGAATCACCACCGCTATACCGAGGCGGCGAACCGGCTGCTCGAATGGGATCACGCCGGCGGCGTGGTCGTAGAGGGGCTGAGCAACCGCCGCCACGCCGAGCGGTGGCTGTTCCTGCACGACGGCCACAAGGCCTCGCGCGTGGCAGTCCACCCGCACCACGCGCTTCCGACGAGCCTCAAGGGATAGGAGAGCTGAGCATGAAGAAGGCAATCGAACGGCGCCCGACCGAGGCCCTGTCCGGCATCGCGCTCGGGACGGCCGTCTACGGCTTCCTGACGCAGTACGGCGTCCCGACCGGCATCGCCGCCGGCGCCGGCGCGGTTGTCGCCTTCGGCCCCGCGGTCGTCTCGGGCTTCGTGGACGCCCTCGGCGGCGGCAGCCGCTAGAGGCCGAGCGCCAACTGCCCGGCGTCCGCGTGCTCGCGGGCGGCGGTAGTCGATCGCCTACTGGCGGCGAGCACTTCCTCGGCCTCGCGTCCGCGGTGCTGCTCCCACCACCGGATCCGCGCCTCGGCGATCGCGATGTACTCGGCTTCGAGCTCGGCGCCGACGAACTCGAAGTCCTCGAGCACCGCGGCGCAGCCGGTCGAGCCCGAGCCGGTGAAGGGATCGAGGACGACCCCGCTTGGCGGCGTCACGAGCTGGCATAGCCAGCGCATGAGGGCGATCGGCTTCACGGTCGGGTGCCTCGTGTCGATGCCGTCGAGGCCCGCCTCTCGCTCGGCAGTCGAGGCCTTCCCGCAGTAGAAGAAGTAGGGAGACGCGCTCGAGCTCTGCTGCTCGAGCTCCCCGGCCGAGGCCTCGGCGAGCACGACGTCGGCCGGCCAGCGGCCTTCGGTCGTCTCTCCCACCGCGCGCGAGCCGCCGTCGAAGCCGGTGCCGGGCTGCTGGCGACCGGCGTACACCGCGCCGTTCGCCTCGGGTCGGGGATCGACTACCCTGGCCGGGCGTCCGTCCGTCTCGATCCGGCAGGCGTCGATGTTGAGGGCGCCCGTGCGGTGCTCGAGCACGGCCTCGACCACCGGCCCGGTCAGCGGCTTGCGTGCCAGCACCACGGGCTCGTGGCTCGGCTTGAGCGCCGTGCCAAAGCCGGTCCAGTCCTCGCCGGCGAGCTGACCGGCGACCTGGCGCATCCGCACCTCGAGGCCTTCGACCGAGGCCTCGGCCGACACACTGCCGTAGGGCGCGGCGAGCCAGCCGCGGCCGAGCTCGGCTACAAGCGCATCGACGGCGTCGCCGACGTTCATCGACTTCGGGAAGCCCTCGCCGTAGAGCCAGAGCACCTGACCGCGCACGTCGAAGCCGGCGTCCTCGATCCCGGCGGCGAGCCGGTGGTAGGTGCGGGCGCCGCCGAAGGCGAGCAGGTGGCCGCCGGGCTTGAGCACGCGCTTGGCCTCGAGCGCCCACGTGCGGCACCACTCCTGGAAGGCGAGCGAGGTCGGCGGCGCCGCGTGCGGGTCGATCAGTTCCTTGCGCCACTCGCCCTCGCCGCAGGGCTCATGCGGGTTGCGGAATTGGTCGCGCTTGCCGCAGGTCACGCAGCGGTGCGTCGTCGGCCGCTTGCCGCCGCCATAGGCGACGCCGACGTTGCCGCGGGCGGGGTGGACATCCTCGCCTCCCTCGCCGGATATCAGCTCGCCGTGGCTTCCCGCGTACTCGCCGCGATGCCGGGCGGTGCCGGGGTCGTCCACCCGGAACCGATCCCACTCCTTCCCCATGAACTCGAGGCCGTAGGGCGGGTCGCAGACGACGGCATGGACGCTCTCGGCGGGCAGCGCCCGCATTACCTCGACGCAGTCACCGCGCTCGACGCGCCAGGTCACGCTATAGCCTTGAGCAGCTGAGAGAGGACGGCCTGGGCGAGCAGGGGCGGGATGGCGTTGCCGACCTGCTCAAACTTCTTCGTCTTCGTTCCTTGAAACGGATAGCCGGGCGGGAAGTTCTGCAGCGCGGCTGCCTCCTCAAGCGTGACGCGCACGGCCTTATCCATTGAGCGTTCGCCTTGATAGCTGCCATCCTCGGCATAGTCCTCGGGACGGCCTCGATAGCCGGGCGGGCTGATCCGAGGATCGCCACAGACGGTCGTGCTGGGACGCTCAGTGACCCACTCGACTCGCGCCGAGTTGTGGCCGAAGGCGATTGTCGAGGCTGGTTCGTCTGCATCTCGCTCGGTCGCATTCGGTTGGTTTCCATTGCGCATTCGCCAGTCGCCGTATACGAGCACCCCTCCATTGCATCGGGCTGTTCCGGTGGTGATCGTCGGCGCTGGCCGATCCGCGGGCCAGTCGGCAGCTGCCTGGAGGATCGCCTCTCGTCCTCCCCGGCCAAAGACCTCGGCGCCCCCTTTCTCCGTACCGCCCCCCGTAACGGTCGGCGCTGGCCGATCTGCGGGCCAACCAAGAGCCTCGGCCATGCTGATCCAGGGAAGAATCTCCCCCTCGAGCGTGACCTCATGGCGCGCCGCCTCGCCCTTCACATAGCGCTGATGGGTTGGTCGCGGCGGCTCTACATGGCCTTGCCGATCGGCCATCAGGATCGCCCGCTCTCGAGTCTGGGCTACGCCGTAGCGCTCGGCCTCGAGGACGCCCGTCCAGGCGGCATACCCCGCCACGCGCAGGTACTCGGCGCAGCGCTCCCAGAAGGGCAGCACGTCGGGAACCTGCTCCCAAGCAATGAAGCGTGGCCGAAGCGCCAGCGCCCACCGCAGCGGCTCGACCACGAGCTCAGAGCGCGTATCGCGCCAGGCTAGTTCGCCCCAAGGCTCGCCCTTGGCGACCGCCTTGGCGGCCTCCCACACGAGCGGCATATCGGCGATGCCCTCGCGCTTGCCCGCCCGCGAGAAGGTGGGGCATGGTGGCGAGGCGATGAGCAGATCGCAGGGCGCGAAATCAGTTGGCTCAAGCGCAGCGACGTCGGCCTGCTGCGTACGGAGTCCCGCTGCTTCGCGTGTCGCACATGCAGCGTCGTCCCACTCGATCCCGAGCGGGTCAAGTTCGAGAGTCCGCGCGGCGATATCCCATCCGCCAGGGCCAGCGAAGAGGTCGATCGCGCTCAAATCGCGCACTCGAGGGCCAGGAGATCGTCTTGGCGCTCGGCGACCTGCTCGCGGGTCAAGTCCTCGCCGAGGTAGCGCGCCGCGTAGAAGCCGGCGGCATAGGGCTTGAACCAGTCCGAGTGCGTGAAGGGGTAGACCTGATCCATGCGGACGCGCCCCTGAATCTGCAGGTGGCAGCGCTGGCAGAGCGCGGCCAGATTCCACCACCTGCAGTCGGCCTTCTCGCCGGTCAGGTGGTGGACGGTGAGCACCCGGTAGCGGGCTTCGAGCCCCTTGATCGCCCCGACCCGCACGAGCTCGGCGAGCACGACCGCGTCGGTGGGCTCCTCGACTCGCTCGCCGCCGGGCATCGCGATCCACCGCACTTCGCCGCCGTGGTGGCAGCGATCGTCGCAGGGCGACCACTCGGGGTTGCTCATCTTCGTCCGGTAGGGGTGGCCGCACCGCACGCAGCGGTGGCCGGCGAGCTCGCGCACGAGCTCGGGGATCCGCGGCTCCCCCCGCCGCCAGGCGAGGGGGTAGCCGTCGGCGCCGCACTCGGCCGAGTGATAGAGGCGCAGCAGGTCGGTCGTGCTCATGCCTGCTCGGGCTCCTCGGCCGGGCCGACCGACGACGGCGCGAGGCCGAGCCGGTCAGCGATCAAGGCCGCGCAGGCGGTGACGCGCGTCGTCAGCTCGCCAAGCTGCTCGTCGCTCATGTCCTCGGCCTCGATCGTCATGCAGACCTCGGGATGTGGAACAGGGATCAGGCCGCCGCTCAGCGGCTTGGCGACGTGGATCGAGATAGATGCCTTCATTCGGGTGCTTCTCCTTTCGTCATTGACCTAGTCAACTTCTTCGCCTTCCTCCCCGCAGGCGGGACAGCTGATCGACGGTCCCCATTCGCCCGGCTGCGTGAAGGTGCTGTTCCGCCAGAAGGCCGACCAGCGTTCGGGGATCACGTCGTCAGGCTCATCGCAGGGGACCGTGCCGGGTCCGTCGTCGCGGAGCAGGCGTTCCGTGCCGCGGCAGGCGCAGTCCTTGGAGTGGCCGACTTCGCGGCCGGGGCAGCGCTCGTTCGGGCAGGCGACTTCAACCCACGGCATCGCCGCCCTCCTTCCGCGCCCGGATCGCCTCGTCGTGGCGGTGGTGAACCTCTTCGAGGCGCCGACCGTAGTTGCGAACGACGTTCGGAAGCGGCTCGAGGCCTTCGCTCAGCAGCAGGAGATAGGCGGCGTAGACGCTGGCACGCTCGAGCAGCGCCGAACCCTGCGCGATCCGCCCCGAGGACGCCCATGCGCGCTCTCGCGCTTCGACGCTGGCCGCTGAGCAGGCGGCTACGGCGCGATCGCTGAGCCGCTGATCCTCGTCAGAGAGCACGCCCATCAGCCGACCCGCTTCCCGCGCATCGCCGGCCGCCGGCCCGGCCGCTGTTCCTGCGGGCGCACGCGGCGTCCCTTGGACTCCTGCTGCTCGCCGGTAAGGAGCTCGAGCAGGGCATCGGCGGTCGCGTGGTCGGCGACCTGCTCGGCGGCCTCGCGCACGTCCGCAGCGGTCCAGACGCGAACCGTCTGCCAGGAATTCGCGCCGCGCTTGGCGAGCTCGCGCTTGTCGCGGTTGTCGCCGGGCGCGTTGGAGACGGCGCACGCGCATTTGTTCGTCCGCTGATTGCAGACGGTGCAGATCATCAGCTTGAGCGCCGGTCGTGGCTGTGGTTTCTTCGTCGTCGCCATGCTTCCCTCGTCGTCGTGGGGGCGAAGCGGGCGCCGGCGCGTGGCCGCCGGCGCCGCCGCCGGATCAGGCCTTCGCGGTGAGTTCGATCACGGGCTCGCCGTCGGGCGTCTTCTCGCCCTTTTTCAGCTTGCCCGCCTTGACGAGCTCGGCGACCCGCTCCTTCACCTGCTTTTCGGACTGCTCGGGCCAGAGGTTCGCCGCCCGCAGCCCGTCGTAGTTCTTGGCGAGTTCGTCAGCGGAGCGGGGCGAGGATTCGATCGTGACCAGCTGCAGCACCGCCGTCTGCTCGGCGGTCAACGTCTCCTCGTGGGTCTTCTCGGTCATGCGGTCCTCCTTGGACTGCGGTCAGGGTGTACAGGGATGATGGCGGGCCGCTCGGCCTATCCGATCGGTTGGGTTGAGGGTGGGTCAGGAAGGTCGTCGGGGCGCTCCGCGAGTCCTGCTCGCTCGCGCAGGCGCCCCATCGTCGCGGCGAGCGCGGCGGTGAGCCGCCGATCGGCCTCGACGTAGGTGATCGACGGCTCGGGCTTCTCGAGCATGAACGCCTCGAGCGCCGCCGCACGCAGCTGGGGATCCACTTCGCCGGGCCGCTTCACGGTGCCCCGCCCTTCGTCAGCACGATGGGTCGCGCTTTCATCGCCGGCGCCGGTGCCGCCCAGATCACCGCGGCGACGTCGTAGATCAACCCGGCGATCGCCTCGGGCCACTGCTCGCCTTCCTCGGGTGCCGAGGCGGCGTCGAGGTTGATCTGCTCGCCGGCGACCGGGACGCGAGCGAAGCCGATCACGACCGTTCGGGAGTCCGGCAGGACGACGTCGCAGGTGATCACGCTTTCCGTCCTTTCCTGGCTTTCTGCGGTTTCGCCGGCGGCTCCTCGGGCGCGGGCTCGTCACCCTTTTCGGCGGCGGCCTGGCGGCGTTCTTCCTCCTCGCGCTCGCCTTCTTCGGCCTCGCGCCCGGTGGCGGCTTCGTCGTCCTCGATCGCCTTGCGCAGTCGGATCGGCGCTATGACGGCCTCGGCCGCCGGCCCATACAGGTGCCCGCCGAACGCTTCCTTGATCCTGACCCATGCGGCCTCGGCTTCGGTCGGCGGCAGGAGGAATTCGAGGGCCGCCCGCAGCCGACCCATCTGCTCCTCGTCGGCCGGCGCCAGGTCGAGCGCGCCCGGCGTCGCGTCGGTCTTCTCGTCCAAGTCCTGCGTGAAAATCGCCGACGCGCCGGTGACGGCGAGCACGGCGTCGACGCGCGCCCGCTTCTCGGCCATCTTGACCACCGTGTTCCAGGTGTCGGGCAGGTCGGGGTTCTCGACCTCGCCGACCGGCTGGTTGCGGATCGACTCGTCGTAGAAGTCGAAGTTCGAGCCGCAGCCGCCGATCTTTTCGTAGCAGTACCAGCCGGGCGGCGCGTCCGGTTCCTCGCGCGGCAGGAACTTCGAGCGCTTGATCGTCCCGGCGCCGCAGGCCGGGCAGGTGCGGTCCTGTTTGCGCTTGCCGTACTTCTTCTCCCGCGTCGTGCATAGGCCCTCGCCGAACCCGAGCCGCGCCCCGCTGGCTATGTCGAAGACGGTCGCGTAGGTGCTGACGGTCAGGTGGTCCCCCGGTCCCCACGTCTTCTCGCTGCGCGGCTGCACGTCGAGCCGGAACAGGACGGACAGCTTCTCGGCGCCGGGCTTGAACAGCGCCGGCTTGTCGGTGCCCGGCACCTTGCCGTAGTCGACGCCCTCTTGCATCGCGTCGGCCATCGTTTCTTCGATCACGACGAGCCGCTGCCCGAGTTCGGCGGCCGTGACCTGCGGGGTGACGGTGGGGACGGCTGGCGGCGCCGCTACCGGCTCGAGCGCGGCGCCCGGCGTGCCGCTGCCGGGCTCGGGTGCCGCGACCTCCTCGACCTCATGGGCCTCGCCCTCGTGGTGTTCCTCGTTCATCGGTGCTTCCTTTCGTCGTCGTCGGTCCTACAGCCCGTCGCGTCGCCAGTCATAGGGACGCGAGCGGATCGGCTCGACCGCCAGCGCCAGGCGCCGGCGGGCTTCACGGTGCTGCTCCTCGAGCTCTCGCAGCGTCGGCGGCAGCGGCGGCAGCGGGCGGGGCATGGTGAACGTCTCAGCTGACACCGGCTACTCGGGCTCCTCGCTCGTGCCCCCCCCCGCTGCGTCTTCGAGGGCGCGGCGAAGCAGGCACACGGGGCAGTTGCATGGCTTCTCCCGCTCAGGTTCGTACGGGATCGGCTCGAGCCGCATCGCCCCCAACTGCAGCCCGAGGGCGAAGCCCATCGCCGCGGCCTTGCCTCGGCCATCGCCTTCGGGCACGATCACTTTCAGGGCGCGATCGACCGTCACCGGGTCTAGGTCGTGACCCGCGAAGTGCTCGGCCCACGTCTTTTCGTTCTCGGCAAGGTGCTCCATGATCTGCACGATGCCGTCGGTATCGAAGCGCTGCGCCGCGTCGTTCATCGAACCGCTCGCTCCGTCTCCTGCCAGGCGCGCACGCCCGGAATCTGCGTGCCGACCCTGACGTGGGCGCCGATCAGCTGGCGGTTGGGCGTCTTCGTCAGGTACTCGTCGGGCAGCAGCGACTCGTCCACGATCTCGTACTTCCAGACCTTCTTCGGCGTCGCCTTGGCTTTCGTCATGGTGCCGCGAGCGCCGGTCGGCGGTGCCGGCGGCGGCGGCGCGGGCGCCGGGCGGGGCGTGGCGCGGGCGGGCTTGCCGGCGTCGATCCGTTCCTGCTCGCGTTTGAGCCGGCGGCGCTCGTTCTCTTCCTGGCGCTTGCGCTCGGCCTCGTGCGCCTTGCGCTCCTTCTCTTCAAAGGCGTCCATGCGCGCTTCGATCGACTTCGTCACGCCGTCAAGCGAGGCGCCGAGCTCTTTGAAGCCGCCCTCGATCCATTTCGCCGTCTCGACGTAGGGTGCCTTCTCCCGCTTGCGTGCGGCCTCGACGTCCTTGACCGCGTCGCGCAGCGCCTTAAGGGCGTCGGTCGCTTCGCCGAGCTGGCCGCGGTCGGCGAGCTCGGCTGGAATACGGTCGGCCTGTTCGCGGGCGATGCCGATCGTCCGCTGTACCTCCTTGAAGCCGTCGAGCTCGCGAGGGTCTACGAGCGCCGTGCGTTCCTCGTCAGTCATTTCGTGGTGCTCCCTTCGTCGTGTTTGCGCGCCGCCGCCATCTCGAGCTTGAGCGCGTCTCGGACCAGTTCCCTCGCCCGCTTGTGAGAGCAGCCAAGCCGCTCGGCGGTGCGCCGATAGCTGGACGTCTCGCGGTAGATGGCGAGCGCTTCTATGCGCCGCGCCTCGGAATAGCGGGGGTGCTTCTTCGTGGTCGTGGTGCTCACCTACCTTCTCCCTTCGTCGGGGCGGTTAGGTTACACACGACCCCGCCACCTGAGCCGGTCCCGCCCGCGGAAATCTCCGCAGGTTGCGGGCAGGACCGGCGCTCAGATCGCCTAGACGACCTGCTCGGCGACGATGAACGTCTGATCGATCGAGGCACCCTGCGGGCCGACCGTGCAAGGGAAAAGCACGTTGCTTTCGATCGTCGCGCGGGCGTAGACCTGAACCGTGTGCGGCCCGGCTCCGAGCCCGTCGAAGCTCGCCGAGTCAGAGACGCTGACCATCGACCCCGAGGAGACGAACACTTCCCCGCCGCCGGCCTGGCCGCTGGGCTGCCCGTCGACGCGTAGTTGGAAGACGCAGCCCGAGAAGCCGGCCGCGGCCGATCCGGTCCAGGTCACTTCCAGGATCGAGGTCGGGTCTTCCTTCGTGTAAGTGGTCACGTTGGCGACGAGCGCGTAGGTCGTGCCGACTTCGTCGGCCGGCGCCGGCGGCTGCACGACTTCTTCGGGTTCGGGCGCGGTCACGTCCTGCGGCTGCACCTGGCCTTCGCCGATATCGGCCGTCTGCACCTGGCCGGTGCCTATGTCGGCGCTCTGCACCGTGCCGTTGCGCACGTCGGTCGAGCGCACGCCGCCGTTGTGGATATCGCTGCTCACGATCACGCCGGGTCGAATCTGCTTCGAGCTCGTGATGATCAGGCCGGCCGCCGGCGCGAAGCCGACGAGGCTGCAGAGCAGCGCGAGGACAGAGACAGCGAGGGCCGCGATCGGCCCGTGCTTCCTGAGTCGGGTCATTTGGACTTGGCTCCTTTCGGGTCGGCGGTGAAGCCGACGTCTTCGAGAATCGCTGCGATCGCGCCGCAGGTCTTCTTGTTGTGGCCGTCCTCGAGCGCTGCGGCGATCCGCTCGAGGGCGAGGTTGTAGGTGCCGGGCGTCAGCATCGTGCCCGTCGCCCGGTAGTAGTGCTCGACGGCGCCGCGCCGCGGCTCGGTTCGCGTTGCGCGAATCGCCCCGCAGTCCTTGAGCACTTTGACGTGATAGCTCATCTTCGAGAGGCCGATCTCGAACGCTTTTGCCAGTTCGCTCGGCGAGGCCTCGACTCGCTCGAATTCGGCCAGCGCGCGGACGCGCAGCTCGTTCGAGAGGGCCTTGTTGACGGCGGCTTCCCGATCGCGGTTGCTCATCGGATCACCGCCCCGCTCGTGTCGGCGCCGGCGGCGATGGCGAGCAGCAGTGCGACGACCGCCACAAGGGCGAGCATCGCGACCACTTCCGCCCGCCGCACAGACGGGATACAGTCCGCGGTGCGGACCCGGTGCTCGTGGTGCATTGGGCTCCTTTCGTCGTCGTCGGCCGCTCGGTCCCAAGCCGGGCGGCCGACGTGTTTCTGGGGGAAGTTCATCGCTCAGCCCTCGCCGCCGAGCGCGCGGCTGAGCTTCTTCTCGAGGATCGCGAAGCGCAGGGCGTCGATCTTCTTCGCGCCGCGGATCGTCTCGAGCGGGAGCTCGAGCTCGACTGCCTCGCGCTCTAGTTCGGACCAGCGCATCCGTTTCAGCCGCTCGGCCTCGTCCTTGACCTTGAAGCGCCGCTGGCCCTCGCTGATTTCCTCGTGGGGGATCGGGCCGCTCATCGCTCGAGCTCCGGGAACAGCTCGGCGACGCGCGTCGCGATCGCTTCGTGGTTGCCGTCGAGGACGCCGCTGCCGACGTCCTCGAGGTCGGCGCCGTGCATCGCGAACATGCGCCGAGCTGCGTCGAGCACCTTGGCGCGATTCAGGCTGCCGATCATCGACTGCGCCAGCAGGCGGCGCAGGGTCGTGGTGCTCATTCGTGGTCGCTCCCTTCGTCGTCTTCGTCGGGCTACCGTTTAGGTAACAGGGACAAACTACCACGATCCGGCGGACCTTGCAACTTCGCCCCCGATACTCTGAGACGGTTTGAGCAATAGCGCGGCCGGTGATGAGGACGTGTCCTCAAATCGCGCCAGCGGCAGGGGTAGCCTTCAAGCGTGGCGCGCACGAAGAAGCAGACGAAAGCCCCGACCCCGAAACCGCGGAAACGCGCCGCGCCGAGCAAAGCGAAAGCGCCGGCGCGCACGAAGAAGCAGACGCGCCGTCCCAAGCCCACCGGGCGCCCGAGCAAGATCGAGCAGTTCGTCAAGATCGTCAACCCGAAGACGGGGAAGACGAAGACGCTGACCGTGGGAGAAGCCGTCGTGCTGATCCTCGAATCCGGTGCGACCGTCGAGACTGCCGCTGGCACCGTCGGCATCGGTCGATCGACCGTCCACGATTGGGTAGCCCGAGGAGAGGAGGTCCGAGGGCTGGACCCCGCCAAGCTCACCGCTGCCCAAAAGTCCTACCTGGACTTCTCAGACGCCGTCACGCGCGCGCGGGAGACGGTCGTCACTCTCGCCCTCGCCGGCATCCTTGAGGCAGGCAAGGCCGACTGGCGAGCCTTCGCCTGGTTCCTCGAGCGCAGCCGGCCCGACGAGTACGGCCGACGGACGCGCCTCGACCACGGCGGCGTCGGTGGCGACGGCGAGAAGATCAGCCTGGCTGAGCTGATCGCGAGAGCATCGAAGGATCCGTCGACCGCGACCGATGCCGACGACCCGCAGCCGTAGCCGGGCCAGCGTCGCCGAGCTCGCGCAGCGCTCGCAGCGCGATCCCGTGTGGTGGGTCGAAACCGTCCTCGGCGTCGAACTGTGGACGGCGCAGCGACGGATCATGCGATCGGTTCGCGACCATCGGCAGACGGCCGTGCGCTCCTGCCACGGGCCGGGGAAGACGCTGACCGCGGCGGCGACGGTCCTGTGGTTCCTCTGCTGCTTCCCGGACTCGCGGGTGGTGACGACGGCGACGAAGTGGTCGCAGGTCAAGAACCTGCTCTGGCACGAGGTCAACCGGCTCTACAAAGGCGCGCGCGTCGACGGGGGGCTGGGCGGGACGTGCCTGCAGACGCAGCTGTACCTGCCCGACGGTCGCTACGCGCTCGGCCTCTCGACGCGACCCGGCCAGGAGGAGTCCTTCCAGGGCCACCACGCGCCGCACATTCTCCTGCTCTACGACGAGGCGAGCGGCGTTCCCGAGGCGGTCTACGAAGCGGGCGAGGGCTACATGACGACCGAGGGCGCGCGCAAGCTGCTGATCGGCAACCCGACCCGAGCCGAGGGCGAGTTCTACCGGGCCTTCCACTCCGACCGCGCCAGCTACGCGACCCACCACATCAGCGCCTTCGACACGCCGGCGTTCACCGGCGAGGCGATCAGCGAGGACGTGCTCGCCCGGCTCGTCTCCCGCCAGTGGGTCGAGGAACGTCGCAAATGGGAAGGCACGGCGCTCTGGGACGTCAAGGTGCTCGGCGACTTCTCCAAGCGCTCCGACGACACGGTGATGAGCCTCGGGCTGATCGAGGACGCGCAGGGTCGCGAGGTCCGCCCGCCGGCGCCCGATCGCGAGGCCGTCGTCGCCTGCGACGTGGCGCGGTTCGGCTCTGACGAGACGGTGATCTCGACGCTCGAGGGGAGCGAGGTCGAGATCGTGGACACCTACCAGGGCCAGGACACCGTCCACACGACCGGCCGGGTGCGGCAGGAGTACGACCGGCTGCGGCAGGGGCGCGGCAGCGCGCGCGTCGTCGTGGACGACACCGGCGTCGGCGGCGGCGTCACCGATCAGCTGCGCGCGCAGGGCGTCCCGGTGACGGCCTTCAACGGCGCCGAATCGCCGATCGATCCCGAGCTCTACCCGAACGCTCGCAGCGAGGCGTGGTTCCGCGGTGCCGAAGTCCTCGAGCGGATGAGCATCCCCGAGGACGAGCAGCTTGCCGCCGACCTGCTGGCGCCGAAGTACAAACTCGACAGTCAGGGGCGGCGGGTGGTCGAGCCGAAGGAGGAGACGAAGAAGCGGCTCGGTCGATCGCCCGACCGCGGCGACTCGGTCCTGCTGCTGTTCACGCCGCCGCGCGAATCTGGCATGGAAGTGTGGTGACGTCGGTGCTACCCCGTACCGTGTAGCACCGATGGGAGCCCAGAGCGACTTCGATCAGGGACGCGACACCGGCCGCCAGGATCAGACGCTCACCGAGCACGCCGAGCACCTTGCGCAGATCAACGGCTCTATCGAGAAGGCCGCGCAGGGCATGGTCGACGTCGCCACCGAGCTTGCGCTAATGCGGGCTCAAGAGGAGAGCCGGCGCATCCGCGCTGCCCGGCTCTACAAGCTGACGACGCTGGCAATCTCGACCGTCCTCGCGATCCTCGCCGTCATCAGCTTTCTTCGCGGGTCGCCCTTCTAACGCTGGCATCTGTGGTAGGACTTCCACGCTGACGATCAAGGGGCGGGGCGCGGGGAGGCCGTAGCGCAGCGGCCACGGGAGCGCCCCGCCCCGAGCTTGACCAACGACGAAGGGATCACCATGAAGATCAAGCTCGGCGCCGAATACGAAGACAAGGTCTCCGGCTTCCGCGGGATCGCCACGGCTCGCTACGAGTTCCTGAACAAGTGCGTCAGGGTGCAGCTGACCGCGCGGCAGGTCGAAGAGGGGAAGAAGCCGCTCGATCTCGTCTTCGACCGCGAGCAACTTGTGAAGGTGGGCAAAGGCATTCGCACGAAGGCGAAGAAGACCGGCGGCGGTCACATGGAGGACTTGGCGCCTCGCGAATAGCTATGCTGCTGCCTCATGGGATGGGGGAAACGTCCTAGCGAACCCCGCCCGCTCTAGAGCAAAGCCCGAACGCCGCCAATTGATCAGGCGGCGTTCGCGGTTCTAGCCACTCGCGCCCCGCCGCCCGCCGATGTAGCCTCCCCGCAGCCTCGTCGCTCCGGTCGCGACCGAACGGCGGGGCTTCAACTACACCACGAAGGGAGCCGCGATGTTCGAGGTATTCAAATCCGAAGAGGACAGCCAGTACTACTGGCGCCTCAAGTCCGGCAACGGCGCGATCGTCGCCACGGGCGGCGAGGGCTACGAGACGGAAGCCGGCGTGATCCGCGCCCTCGGCACCGTCAAGCGACTCGTGCTCGAGGCGGTCGGCCAGCGAATCCAGGTCGTCCACGAGAAACAGGCGGATCAACTCGAAGCCGACGGCGAGTCGCCGGGCGCCACCGCGTAAACTGCGCGCCGGCGCGGATCAAGCCCGGCGCTCTTGACCCCCCGCTCATCGGTCCCGCTCTGCGGGGTTGCCGGCGCTGCGGGGGGTCGCCTTCTTCCGGGCCATGTTGTAGGTTCGGCCCGGACGAGACAAGCGCGGCTCGGCGTCGCCTCCGCTCCTTGCTGACCCCGGCGCCGGGCCGCGCATCCGACGAAGGGAGTGACCACGAATGGAGCGATCACGGCTACAGGTGACAACCCGATTGGGTTTCGCTGGCGAGGATGAAACGCCGATTGACGTCCGCGCCGAATCGACTGAACAGGGCGAGGTCTTGCTCGAACTTCGAGCAACCGCGGACTGGAACGACGCGAGCAAGCGAACACCGCTCAGCGCTTACCTTCATCCAACCGACGCGGCAGTGCTCGGCCACCAGCTGATCGAGGCGGGCCGGGCGGCGACTGCGCCCAACCCGAACGACACGTGAACGCCCGCCAGGTCGTCGCCACCATCGGAGCGACCGCCATCCTGGCGCTGACCTTCGCTGCCGTCTGGACCGACCAGCTCACCGCAGTCGCCGGCAAGTTCCTTCTCTCGGCCGTCGTCGCCGCGGTCTACTTCTTCGCCGTGGCCGCGATCGTCTCGTGGCTCGAATGAGCACGCCCGCCCTGATCGGCGTCGGCGTCGGCGGGTGGGCGCTGCTCCTAGTCGGCTTCCTCTACTGGTTCCACGGCGTGAAGGAGCAGGAGAGGGCCATCCCGGAAGCGATCTACCTGAGCTACCTGACGACACAGGAGAGCGCGGTGGTGGTCGGGCAGACGTGGCTCGCCGAGCAGTACGCCCGCGGTGAGGACTTCGCCAGCGTTGAGGTCCACTATCTCGACGTCGAGGAAACGCCGAGGATGGTCGTCGTCTACGCGCAGGCGCCGGATCGCCCCGGCGTCGCCCTCTCGCGGTAGGCTGCTCGGCACCACGAGCACCACCACGAAGGGAGTACCGATGAGTGAAATGGTCAACGCCTTGGCGATGGCTCTCGGCGCCAGGAAGTACGAGAAGCCGATCGCCTGCTGCCCGAGCTGCGAAGCACCGCTGGTCAGCACCATCCTTTTCGCCGGCGCCGAGTTCTACTGCCTCGACTGCGCTCGCGGCTGCAGCTTCGTCGCGCCGATCGAAGGCGATCCCGACGATGCCGAGCTCGCCGCCAAGCTCGAGCGCTACGAAGCCGAATGGAACGAGCACATCGCGACCGACCCGCACGGCCACCTGACCGACGAGGCGCGGGAGTGGCTGAGAGAGCGGCAGTCGCAATGATCGACCGCGCAGCTGCAGTCGAGGTCGTCGGCGCACCGATCGGGACGCGCTCCGGTGACACGTTCGCGCTGCCCGATGGGACCGAGCTCATCGTCGGCGAAACCGAATGGACGTCGGGCATGGGCCGGGCCGTGGTCGCTTGGCTGATAACGCCGCTGCTCGCTGCGGTGTACCGGCTCGCCTTCCAGGCGCGGGTCGAAGGCCGGCACCGCCACCTGACCAGCGAGCCGATGCCGTGCCACGATCCGCCGGTTGCGTGGCGCGTCACCGACCACCCCTTCCGCGAGGATCGGCATTCCGGTGATCGCCTGCCCTGCAGTCGGCCCTACCGACGCGATCGGCCGAGCCACGAGGAGGCCGTTCGGAATCAACTGCGCGGCACCTGCGGCGGCACGCGCTGGCGCTATGTCGGCGGCGACTGTCTGGGATGGTGGGAGACGTGCAAGGGTTGCAAGGCGTGCGAACCGGAGCGGCCCGACATTGACCAGGCCGAGGCTGCGGGGCTGACGTGAGCGGCCGGCCGGGCGAGGAGTTGGAACGGCCGACCAATCCGGGTAAGCCCGAAGGCGGGAGCAGCGGTCGCACCATCACCATCCTGGCGATCGTGGCCTGCATCATCGTCGTCGGGGGCATCGTGCTCGCCGGTTTGCTGGGCGGTCAGCACCGCCTCTCGCCGGACGAGTTCTGCGCCGGCCACGGCGGCGTCCGCTATCTCGACGCCGGGGGCTGGGAGACGCCCGCCACGGCCACCTGCAAGGACGGCCACGCCGGGACGGTGTACCCCTGATGGCCCGCTGCCCGAAATGCGCCGGCGACGGCTACCTGATCGAGCCGGAGTGCTGCGGCAACACGATCGGCGGCGAGTGCCGGGGCGAGTGCGCGGTGCCGTCGCAGGTCGTCTGCCCGGCCTGCGGCGGCAGCGGCACCATCGCCGAGGAGCAGGAGGCGTGGGAGATAGGCGGCCGATGATCCGGCGCACCCTGCTCGCCGTCGTCCGCTTCTTCTCGCCGCGCCGAGCGCAGGAGCTCGAGCACGCCGCCAAGGAACGGTCGACGCGGCCGGCGGCCTACGTGAACGCCCGCCAGGTCGCGGAAGCCGCGGGGCCGTGGCGCATGGCGCACGACCTCGGCATCGATCCGGGCCTGCCGCTGGACTCGATCGCCGAGCTCGCCGTCGTGGACTACCACCCGAAGGCGCGCGAGGCGGCGAAGCGCGGCACGCGCGAGGGCTTCGATCGCTTCCTCGCCGGCGACGTCAGCTGATCCGACCGACCGCAGCCGTAGCGTTCTCGCCACGGGTAAGCGGTGAGTGCTCGTCAGGGGTTCGTACATCGCCCCAACCGCCGCAGGGCCATGGAGCTACTTCCTTTCCGCGTCGCGCCGCCACCGGGCGGCGCTTCGCGTTGTAGGGGTCGCGGCGGCGGTGTAGGCTCGTCGCCACCACGATCACCCGACGAAGGGAGTACGACGAATGGATCCGCGCAAGTACCTGGACGCCGCCACCCGCATCGTCCAGGACGACGGTGCCGAAGGCGTCGCGATCATCATGGCCGACCACGAGCGGCTGCTGCAGGCGCTCTCTGCGATCTACACGCTGACCGCGCCCGCTGGCGAGAAGGACATCGACACGCGCATGGCCGAGGCCCGCGCGAAGGCGTTGGCCGGCCTACGGCTGCCAGCTGACCTGAAGGAACGGCTGCGCGTGGCGGGCCGACCGGCATCGACCGAGGGCGAGTTCGACGCCGAGCTTGAGTCGATCGAGCGCGAGGCCGACGAGCTGCGGCGCTACCGCGACGTCGTCCGCGGCATCCTGCAGGTGATCCGCGAGCAGGGGACGGCCGCCGTGCCTGATCTGATCGTGGCCGAGGTCCGGCGCATCTTCCCGACGCTGAGCCCGACGGTCGAAGCTGACGGCGCCGCGACCGAGGAGCGAGCCGAGGACGCCGCCATGCGGCTCGCCCGCGCGCTCGAGGCGAGCGAGGAGGCGAGGGGCGTTGCCGAGAGCCGGGTCGCCGCGCTCGAGGAGGGGGCCGCGACGTTGATCGGCGCGTTGACCGAGTTCGGCGAGACGCCCTGGTGGCTGCGGGCTGCGAACGCGATGAACGAGCTGCATCGGCTGGCGGTCGAAAAGGACGGCGTCTGATGCCCGGCGGGCGCCGAACCAGCCTCGGCCGAAAGCTCGAGCGCGAGAAGGCCCGTGGGAATCGGGCGCAGCGGGTGCCGGTCCCGGCGCGTGAATCGCCGCGGGAGCGTCGCCGGCGGCTGCGGCGTGTTCGCGAAGCCGCCGAACAGCTCGATCGCTGATCCACAACCTCCCCCCTCTACTAGTTGATCTAGTTGAGGTAGTGCCTGTCGAAAACAGGTGGACCGTGCCTGGCGCATGCCTGAGTCGCCCTGTGGATTCGCCTGTGGACGCCCTGTGGACGACGCGCCGGCCGGCGCCGCCGAGGCCCTGTCCACAGGCTTCCACAGGGCCGGCCTGTGGATAACGGACGCCGCGCAAAGAGCGTCGCCGACGGCTCGCGATCGTCCGCCCGAACCGATAGGTTCGCCAGCGTTCCGCACCACCCGACGAAGGGAGCACGAATGGCCGAGCCCGCAGCAGACGACCGCGACCGCGAGAGCGGCGGCGGCCCGACCGACGACCCGCCCGCGAAGCTGTTCGCGGCGTTCCTGCAGGAGCAGCGCGAGGGGCTGCTGCACGGCGAGTTGACCGACGCCCTGCAGGAGGTCACGCAGGCCGTGATCGACCTCAACAAGCCGGGAGCGATCACGCTGCAGCTCAAGATCAACCCGGCCGGCAAGGGCCAGAAGGCGGTGTTCGTCACCGACGAGGTCAAAGCCAAACCGCCGGTCGACAAGCCGTCGATGATGTTCTTCGCCGACGGCCACGGCAACCTCTCACGCAAGGATCCGCGGCAGACCGCCCTTCCCCTCAAGGACGTCTCGCGCCCGGAGCCCAAAGACCTACCCGGAAGGAGCTAACCCACGATGGGCCAACACGAGCAGGACACCCCGACGCCCGGCGGCGAGTGGGCGTCAGGAACCATCAGCACGACCGTCACCGGCGGCGGCGACGCCGCCACGATCGTCGCCACGGCGCAGGAGGCCGTCGAGCCGCGCGAGCTCGACAAGGACAAGCTGTACGCGGTGCGCGACCGCGAGGGGGCGCTCGTCACCCTCAACCTCGAGCGCTACCGCGACGAACCGGAGCGGGCGCGCGGTACCTACCTGCCCGCCACCGTCGCCTCGTTCCTGGACTACGTCAAGCGCTTCGCCGAGGCGCGGACGACGATCTGGGTCCACCCGACCGAGGCGAAGGTCGTCGCCGTCCTGGACGACAACGGGGACGGGATCGAGGCGAAAGGCTGGCGCCAGCACGTCGCTCGCCTCGAGCTCATCCCGACGCCCGAGTGGCTGTTCTGGAAGGAGAAGGACGGCCAGCTCATGGACCAGCAGACGTTCGCCGAGCACATCGAGGACGGGCTGGCCGAGGTCGTAGAGCCCACCGGCGCGAAGATGCTCGAAATCGCGCAGTCGATTCAGACGACGACCGGCGTCGCCTTCCACTCGGGCTTCGACCTCGGCAGCGGCGAGGTGAAGTTCCGCTACGACGAGAAGATCGAGGCGAAGGCCGGCGAGAAGGGCGACCTGATCGTGCCGCAGTCCTTCGAGCTCGGGATCGCGCCCTACATCGGCGAGGACGCCTACCGGATCAAGGCGCGCTTTCGCTTCCGCAACCGCGGGGGCACCCTGCAGCTCGGCTACAAGCTCGACCAGCCCGAGCTCGCCGAGCGGACGGTGCTCGAAGGGATCGGCGAGCGGATCGGCGCCGAGCTCGGCGAGACTGCGCCGGTCTATCTCGGCGGCGCCCCGCAGGGATCACCGCTCGGCTAGACCTCTAGTCGAGGTTGAGCCTCGCCCCACCGTTCCACGTGAAACGCCCTCGGCGCCGATAGCGTCGGGGGCGTTTCCTACGGTAGGGCCATACACGAAGCCACGAAGAAGGGAAGCCCATGATCCTGCTCGCTCTCGGAACCGCAGTCGCCGTCGTCGGAGCCGCCGTCTTCGCCGACGAGTGGCGACTTCCGCCGCGCTACCGCCGGTCGCGTGGAATGCGAATCGAGTTCGTCCTCGGCGCCGCGGTGCTGATCGGACTCGGGGTAGGGATGGGCTATGCCGGCCTCGCTTCGTGAAATCCTCGAGGTCTACCCGCTGCTGGCCGACCCGCGCATCTTGGAGCTGATCCGTGGCGAGGGGGAAGCGGAGACGTCGGCAGGAGACGGCCGCGCCACCGGCACCGACGAGGACCGGGACGTGCATGGTGATCGGCTGCCCGAATCTGGCGCTCGAGCGCCACGAAGGCCCGACCGGGGCGGTATGGCTCTGCGGTAAATGCGGCGCGACCGCCCGCCGCAACCTCGCCGACGAGGCGGCGAAGGAGGCGATCCTCGAAGCCCTCGCCGCCCCGTTTGAGCGAGATAGTGCGCGACGTGCGGGAAGGGCGCGACTGTGACGCCTGACACGCGGGCTAGGCTTTCGCCATCGCCCGACCCGCATCAGCACGTGTGGCATCTGGACCTCGAGCAACCCTCAAGGTCAACCTGCGCCTGCGGCGCCGTTCGTCAGGGCCGGAAAATCCCGTTCGCCTCGGGGTCCGGTGAGCCGACGGCAAGGGACAAGCGCCGAGCGAAGGCCGGACGCAAGGCAAAGCGACCTCCCCCCGCTCCCGCCGCCGCCGACTCCGGGACTCGGAAGGCCCGAGACGAGGGGCGCCAGTTCAAGTGGGGACCGAAAGGCTAGGCGCGTCGGCGACGCGACGTTCGGCCTGCTGACGATTCTCGGCGGGGCCGCGGCCTTCTTCCTCGCCCACTACTTCGCGGGGCTGGGATGATCGTCACCGCCCACCAGCCCGGCTACTTGCCCGGCGTCAGCGTGATCGCGAAGCTCGCCCGCGCCGACGCGGTCGTGTGGCTGGACGACGTCCGCTTCACCACGCCGGGCTTCGTCAACCGCAACCAGCTCCCCGACGGCCGCTGGCTCGCGGTCCCGGTCGATCGCCTCGACCATCGCACGCCGATCCGCGACGTGACGATCGGCGCCGACGGCGGTGGCTGGCGCCGCGAGCACGCCGGCGCCCTGCTCGAGTACGAGGATGCCCCGCACTTCGATACTCGCTTCCTGCAGACGCTCAACAGCGCATGGGCCGACGCCGGCGCCTCCCTCGCCGGCCTAAACCTGCGGCTCATCGACCTGATTCTCGACGGGCTCGGCCTGGCGCCGGCGCAGCACCGGCAGAGCGAACTCGACACGCGCAGCGGCTCGCTCTCGGCGCGGCTCGTGCAGCTCGTCAAGGCCGTCGGCGGCACGACCTATCTGAGCGGCCCGACCGATCGCCTCGAGCCCGAGGTCTTCGACCGCGAGGGGATCGGCCTGCTGTTCTTCCGCTTCGCCGGCGAGAACCCGTCGGTGATCGACCCGCTGTTCCGAACCGGCGCGCTCCCGAGCACGCCGCTACAGGAGGTGAACGTGGCATGAGGTCCGTCGTGCTCGATCGACTGCTCGGCAAGGCCGGCGCGCAGGCGGGCGAAGCCGAACGCGGGTGGGGGATGCTCGGCGCCTTCGGCGAGCGCTATGAGCCCGAATCGCGAACCGAGCTCGTGGACGCCTACTTCGACCGCGTCTGGGTCCACCGCTGCGTTGACCTGATCTCAAGTTCGGCGACGCAGGTGCCCATGCGCGTGCGCCAGGGTGAGGACTGGACCGACGAACACGCCCTGATCGACCTGCTGCGCCGGCCGTCTCGCCGCGACCCGGCGCTGATGTTCTTCGAGTGGACGATCCGCTGGGCCGAGGTAATCGGCGAGTGGTATTGGGAGATCGTTCCCTCGATCGGCGGCGGCATCGCCGAACTGTTTCCGCTGCGCGGCCAGTTCGTGCGGATCAAACCGGGCGAGGGTGGCCGGATCGACGGCTACACCTACGACCCGTTCGCCAACGGCCTGCAGGTGATCGAGTACGACGCCGTCGACCCGAACCGCCCGAGCGTACGCGGCGAGGGCGACCGGGCGATGGTCGTCGCCGGCCGCTACGCGAACCCGAAGGACGACTTCTACGGGATGAGCCCGCTGCGGGCGGCGAAGGACGACATCATCTCCGAGTACTACGGCGTGCGCTACGACCATCGGTTCTTCCGCAACAGCGCCCGCCCGGATCTCGTGCTCGGCTTCAAAGGGAAGCTCGACCCGCAGCAGCGCAAGGAAAACCGGGAAGAATGGCAGGACTTCAAGGGCGTGGACAACGCCCACCGCGCCGCCGTGCTCGACGGCGATCCCGATATCACGCTGCTGACGCAGGGCCAGAAGGACGTCGAGTACCTAGACGGCCGGCGCCTCTCGCGTGAGGGCCAGTGTGCGGCGTTCGGCGTGCCGCCGGTGCTCGTCGGCGACCTGACCCGCGCGACCTACTCCAACTACAAGACCTCCGAGCTCGTCTTCTGGAAGGCGACGATGTTGCCGAAGCTCGAGTTCTTCGCCACCTGGGCCAACTTCGTCCTGCTCCCCTTCTTCCCCGACGTGGACGAGTTCGCCTTCGACGTGACCGAAATCGCGGCGCTGCAGGAGGCCGAAGGCTGGCGCTCGGAGCGCATCCGCGCCGAAGTCGCCGGCGGCCAGATCACACCGAACGAGGCGCGCGAGCGCCAAGAGCTCGAGCCGCTTGAGGAGGCCGGCGCCGACGAACTGTGGATGCCGACCAAAACCCGGCCGATCGCCGACCTCGCGGAAGCCAAGCCCGAACCGCAGCTGCAGCCCGAGCCGCCGCCGGCGAAGGGCCACCGGCTCGAGTCGTGGGCGCTCAGCGCCGAGAAGACGACCGTCGCGACCTGGCTGCGGAACGCCCTGCAGGCGAAGGCGCGCTTTGCCGAGCGCGGCAAGAACGAGATCGTCACCCACTTCGCCGAGCAGCGCGATCGAATCCTCGCCGTCGTGGAAGGGCAGGAAAAGGCCGCCGAGCTCGAGCGGCTGCTGCGCGAGTACGGGTGGTCCAAGGACGCGGCCGACTTCCACGCGATCGTGGAAGCGATGCAGGCGGGCCTCGCCCTCGCCAGCTTCAAGGTGACGGCCGCGGCCGTCGAGCAGGCGGCTGGCGACGGGCTGCTCGAGCGCGTCCTCAAACAGCTCGCCAACCGACCCGACGGGATTCAGTCGGTGTCGGGGCGGGTCAAGAACGAGGTCTTGGAGGAGGTCCGCCAGGGCATCGCCCACGGCCTCACCTACCGCCAGATTGCCGAGGGCGGCACCTTCCTCAGCGCCACCGCGGGCGAGGGCGACGTGACGATCAAGGGCATTCGCGGCGTCTATGACGAGTACACCACGTGGCAGGCCGAGCGGATCGCGCGCACCGAGGCCGCCGTCACCTTCAACTTCTCGAGCGCCGGCCTGATGAGAGAGGCCGGCGTGAAGTACGTCGATATCGCCGACGGCGACGAAGACGAGGACTGCGCGCTCGCCAACGGGTCGCGCTGGACGTTGGAGGAATACGAAGCCAACCCGATCAGCCACCCCAACTGCACCCGCATCGGGCTCCCGGTGATCGAAGTCCCGGCGGCCTGAGCGCGCGAAGGAGGAACACCGATGGAGGCAGCAACCGTTGAGAGGAAGACGAAGGGCCGCCGGTCGGTGTTCCCGATGCACCGGCTCAAGCTCGAGGAGCCGCAGGAAGACGGCCGCCGGCGCGTAGAGGGCTACGCCGCCGTCTTCGGCAACCGCGACGCCTACGGCGACATCATCATGCCGGGAGCCTTCGAGCGCACGCTGCGCGAGAAACCCGACGTCAAGGTGCTCTGGCAGCACGACACGCATACGCCGATCGGGAAGCAGGAGAGCGGCTACGAGGACGACTTCGGCCTGGCCGTCGTCGGCGTCCTCTCCAACACCGATCGGGTCAAGGGCGAGGTCGTGCCGCTGCTGCAGGACGAAGTGATCACGGGCCTTTCGATCGGCTACGACGTGGTCGAAGAGGAGCACAATGCCGAGCTCGGCGCCTGGTTCCTCAAGGACATCGACCTCTGGGAGTGGTCGCTCGTCACCTTCCCGGCGAACGAGCTCGCCACGGTCAGCGAAGTCAAGAGCCTCGGCACCCGCGAGGACGCCCACGCGACCCGCGTCAAGCGCCACGCGAAGTCGCTGATCCACGAGCTCGAGGGCTACTTCTCGAAGTCTGACCGACGAGAGGCGCTAGATTCCAAGCTGCTCGCCAATCTCCACGCCCTTCTAGGAGGTCAACTCCCCGGCGGTGGAGCGGCAGACGGGGTCAACCCGCTGCTGACCGAGTTGGCCTACTGGCGGGGCGTCGAGCACACGCTCGAAACCCTCGGCATCGACACCGACCCAAAGGAGTGACGCGACGTGTATCACCTGATCCCCTATACCGCCATAGCGGTATTCGCGCTGCTGGCCGTGTGGCTCGCGCTTGAACCTCGCGCCGGCCTGGCGAAGATCAAACCGCTTCGACTGCTCGCCAACGCCGCAAGGCATGGCATCGCCCTGGCGCTCAAGCCGCTGACCTTCGATCCGCTGCTCGTCGCCTACTCGCTCGCCAGCGGGCAGGGCCGCGAGGGAATCGCCAAGCGAACCGTGCGGGGCTGCTCGAAGCGCTCGCGCTACTTCCGCGGCATCCGGCGCCTGCTGCAGGACGTCGGCTTCTCGGCGGCCTTCTCTCTGCTGATCCGACCGACGTCGGCCATGCGCTTCGCCTTCCCACTGCAGGGCGGCTCGCCCGAGCTTGACGAGCTCGAGGCCGAGCTCGACCTCAGCGACGGCGAGAAGCAGGAAGCCGCCAAGCTCGGGAAGCAGGTCGAGGAACTGCGAGCCAAGCTCGTTGATCGCCTCGGCGACATGAAGGCGAGCAGCGACGACAAGGTCGAGGTCGAGCGTCGCGAGAAGGAGCTCGGCGAGAAGGTAGACGCCCTGCTCGGGCTCGCCCGCAAACAGGAGAGCGAAGAGGTCAAGGCCTTCCGCGAGGAACTTGGCGAAAAGCTCGAGAAGCTCGAGAAGCAGATGGGCGAAGCCCTGGCGCAGCCGGCGAGCGGCGCCAAGGGTGCCGTCGGCCGCCAGGTCAAGGCCGAGGATCGCTATGCCGGCGACAACCTGTTCATGGACATGGTCAAGGCCGTCAAGAAGGGCGACCACAAGCTGGCCGAGCAGATCATGGAGCACGAGGAGAAGTTCGCCGGACCCGATCGGCTCAAGGCCTGGGCGAACGAAGACCTCGAAGACGTGGACCTCATCATCCCCGAGATTCAGGCGGCGCTGCCGTTCCTGCGTGCGCAGGCTCGGGCGGTGCGGCTGTTCCGAGAGATTCGGGTCAGCTCGCCGGCGATCGAGTTCCCGGTCTTCAAGACGGGCCTGAAAGTCGGCCACGTCAAAGAGGGCGAGGGGAAGCCCGAAAGCGAACCGGAATTTGACCTCGAGGTCGCGCGGGTGTTCACCATCGCCGGGATCAGCGACGTGCCGAACCCGACGCTGGAAGACTTCCCCGCCGCCCGCGGGTGGATCGCGACCGAGCTCGGCGCCGCCACCGGCGCGCAGGAGGAGACGGACGTCCTGCTCGGCGACGGCGAAGGCGAACCGCTCGGCCTGCTCTCAAACGAAGACCTGGGCAAACGGAAAGTCGACGCGGTCGAAAAAGCCAGCCCCGGCCGCAACCTGATCACCTCGATTTTCCGGGCCGCGCAGCAGGTCCGCGCGGTCGGCTTCGTAGAGCCCACCGACGGGCTGCTCAACCCGGCGACCTGGACCGATATCGCCCTCAGCTTCGAGGACGCGATCGGCTTCCTCTACGCGCCGATCCAGACCGAGGGAACGCCGAGCTCAGGCCCGGTCCTCGATCAGCCGCCGCCCCGCATCCTCGGGCTGCCGATCACGTGGTCGGCCTACGTGCCCACTGACGAAGGTGGCGGCAAAGACGAATCGCCGATCGTGGTCGGCAACTTCATGGACGGGATCATCCTGCGGCGGGCTCCCTTCCGAATCGACGTGGACACGTCGGTCGGGTTCAAGAAAAACCTGACCAGCTTCCGGGGGGAGGAGCGCATGGGCTTCATCGTCGTGCGCCCCAAGTCGTTCGTGAAGATCACGGGCGCGAAACCGACCCCGGTCGAAGGCGAATAGGGCTGATCGCTGATGGCTGACAAGCCAGAGCGAGACAAGTCCGCCACGCCGAAACGTGCCGACTCGCCCTCTCCCTCGCGTGACAAGCGCGGGGGAGAGGGCGACCGCAAAGGGTTTCCGCAGCGCCAGCCGCGGAAAGGCACCCGTCGACACCACGATCGCGAGCTGACGCGCTCTGAGAGCGCCGATCGCGAGTCGCGGCGCCAAGAGGCCCGCCGAGCGGAAGTCAAGGCACAGGCGAAGACCCGGCACGATCGCCAGCCCAAGGGCTGGGCCGGCCGTAGGGCGGCTCGGGGGCGCTAATGGCGCTGGACCCGCAGGCTCTCGTCTCCGTCGAGGAGGCGCGGACCTATCTCGGCGTTCCCGACGCCGAGCTGCCTGCGGACCCGTTGCTCGAGCAGATCATCGGCGGCCTGTCCCTGCGCGTGAAGCAGCGGACAGGCCGCACCTACATCAACGACCTCGAGGACGACAAAGCCGGGCCGCGCGTCTTTGAGTTCGACCCGAGCGAACGGGTCGTCGCGATAGACGACTGCCGCGAGCTCGGCGACGTCGAGGTCACGGCCACGCCCAACGAAGAGGAAGCGTGGGAGCTGCTGCCGGCGAGCGAGTTCGTCGCCGAGCCGGTGGGCGAGCCGGTCACGCGCCGGATCCGCTTCTTCTCGCCGCAGGAGCTTCCTGCGCAGGGACGTGGCTGGGGCATCCTCTCGGCGCACGTCAACCAGGGGCAGAGCTCGATTGGCACGCCCTGGCCGCGCCATGCACGCGCCGAAATCGAAACCCACGCCTGGCTGCGCGTCACCGCGAAGTGGGGCTTTGGCGGCGACCTGACGACTGTCCCCGCCAACGCGAAGCTGGCCGTGCTGATGTGGATACAAAACATTCACAAGCGCGATCAGGCCTTCTTCTCCGACGACTTCGGCAAAGCCGTCTCGGGGCTGGCGATGCCGAAGGACGTGGCCGAACTTCTCGACGGCGAGGAGCGCTCGGCGGCGGCGGTGAGCGCGATATGACCGGCCTGCGCGTCACCACCGGCGGCGGCGCGACCGCAGCCACGGAGCGCTTCTCGGCCGGCGTCAGCGCCGCGATCTACCGGAGCGTCCTGCAGGGCGCGCTGCTGCTCGGGCGCAAGATCGCCGAGCACGTCGAGGACTTCAAGGAAACCGCCGGCACCCGGCGCCTCTCGCGTTCCTTCCTCGTGCCGGTGCCCGGCCCTGGCAACTCCTTCATCCTCGGCGCCGACTCGCCCGTCTATGCCGCGATCCACGAGTTCGGCGGCACGATCGAGCCGCGCCACGCCGAGTACTTGGTCTTCCAGACGCCCGACGGCGAGTGGCACTCGGTCAAACAGGTCCACATTCGCGAGAAGCGCTACGCCCGCGACGCGATCGAGGAGTTCGAGCGCGATGCCGTGCTGCCGTCGATCCTCGCCGCCAACCTGACCGCGGAGTTCAAGGTCTGATGCCCGCCGAAGATCGCATCGAAGAAGTGAAGGACGGGCTCGCCGGGCTCTGGGCGCCGGGCGGGGAACCGATCGGCGACCTGGCGCGCGTGCTCACCTACGAGCCGACCTCGGCGCCGGCGCTGCCGCTGCTGACGATGCAGACCGCAGGCTTCAACCGCGCCTCGCTCGCAAGCGCGCAGGTGCAACCGCCCATCACCGACCCGCTGCAAGGCCGGACGTGGGTGTGGCGCTTCGACGTACGACTGTGGGTGGCTCTCGTCGGCGACGCCGAGGCCGCCCAGAAGTCGATGGATCGTCTGATCCCGCAGGTAGTAACCGCACTCGAGGCGGACAAATCGCTCGCGGGGATCGCCGACGACGCGGCGATCTCGACGGGCGACACGGCCGTTGTCAGGCCGCGGCAGGGCCAGCCGGTCCTCGTCACGTCCTGTAGGTGCGCGGTCGAGACAACGGAACCCCTGACATAAGGAGTCACAGTGGAACAGCGATACGCGAAGCTGCAAATCGAGAAACCCGGCAAAGTCGGGAACGAGTCGAGCGCCGGCGAAACCTATGCGTCGGCCTTCTTCCTGCCGGCGACCGAGGTCGGCTTCGTCCCCAACCCCGCCCTGCTCGATCGCTCCGACGAGCTTCGCGGGTTCGACGGGCGCACGACCGGCGCGCAGAATGACTACGGGCCGACCGGCTCGATAGTCACCCGCTCCTACACCCGCTACCTCGGCGCCCTGATGTTCCTTCTGTTCGGCGAAGTCGAATCGACCGAAGGCGACGGCGCCGCGATCAAAGACCCCGCCGGCGTCGCGATCCCGAAAAAAGCGTGGCGGCACAAATTCACGAAGAAGGCGGGCTCGGTGCCGCTCACCGCCCAGATCACCACGGCCTACTACAACAAATGGATCCGCGCTCGCGGCGTGACGATGCCGAGCCTGGCCTTCGCCCTCGCCGACGACGGCGTCAAGGCGACCGGCTCGCTCATGGCGAACTACCTGACGCGGCTCGCCGTAGACCCGGCCGACGAAGTCAAAGGCGACCCCTTCTCGATCCTGCCGTTCCGACGGCGGAACGTGAAAATCTCGACGCCGAGCCTGGCGGCGACCGTCCTGCTCAACTCGATCGACTTCTCGATGGAGCAGAGCCTCGAGGTCGTCCGCTCGCTGGGCTCCATGTCGGGCTGGCCGCAGGCGACCGAACGGGCCAACAGCCCGGAGGGCTTCCTGCGACTGCAGGGCTCGCTGCAGCGGCGCGACTTCGACCCGGTCGATTGGGACGCCCTGATCAACGCGGCCATCTTTGGGCTGCAGTTTGAACTCAAGTCCGAGCAGGCGATCCAGGGCGTCGAAGGCGGCGCCTACACCTACGGCATGTGGGTCGAAACCGAAGGCGCGCAGTTCACCGGCGGCGGACCCGAGACGTTGAAGCAGCAGGCCCGCCACGAGGCGAACTTCGACTGGCAGGCCGGCTCGCAGGAATCGGGCAAAGCCGACTTCAGCGCGACCATCGTCAACGACGTCAAAAGCTACAAAGAATAGGCCTGACGGCCTGACCGAATTGGCTGGCGACGCTCGAGAGCTTGAGCGTCGCCAGCCGCTAACGAACCCACCGACACGAAGGAGAACGAACGAACATGACGCAGCGAATCAAGCTCCCCGCCCGCGACCCCGGTGTCCGGGTCGAACTCGGCGAGCACGCCGGCGCGATAGTGGAGTTCCGCATGCGGCCGGTCACGATGCAGATCGAGGAAGAGCTCGACGCCCTGCAGGACGAGAGCCGACGGGTCGAAGCCAACCCCGACTCCAAGCCCTACGACCTCTGCGAGGCCGAAGTGAAGCAGCTCGACATCATCCTTGAGCCAGTAGCCACGCCCGCCGGCGACGCGCCGCGAACGGTCCCGACGGTGCCGAGCGAGATTCTGCTCGGCGACGTGGGCGACCCCGACGCGGACCCGCCGCGGGAGCCGCGCAAGGGCTACGTCACCGGCGACGTGACGCGGGCGCAGATCAGGCATACCGTCGAACGGATCGTCCAGGCGGCCCGCCCTACGTAGGGGCTCCGGTCTTCGATGTCGAGCTCTGGCTCAGCTATGTCCGACGGCCCTCGCTTGAGCAGGTCGTCTGGGAGGTCGATCGCGAAAACTCCGAGCCGCCGATTCGTCTGCGGCTCGGAGAGGCGATCGTCATGCTCAACCGCTGCGGGATCACCCTCGAGGCGGCCGTCCACGAGCGGGCGCCGATCGAAGTGGAAGCGCTGCTGATGAGCCAGCTTGCCGAGGCCGAGGCCCGCAGGGAAGACCGGCCCGAAGACACCCCGATCATCCCCAACCCCGACAACACCGCGGCGCCGCCGTGGGTTGACGATCTTCCGGTGGAGTAGGGAGGCCCGCCTTGCCCGGTGAGTCGTTCGTCATAAACGTCGTCATGACGGGCGTCCCGCAGGCCGAGGCGGGCGCTGCGAAGGTCACGGCGGCGACCCGTGAGATGGGCACCGCCGCGAAGACGGCGTCGGCGAGCGGCGCCGCCGGCGCCGCGACGCTCTCTCAGAAGTGGACGGGCGCCGGCGCCGCGGCCACGGCCACCGGGAAGAAGCTGACCCGCGGGCTGACGCTGCCCATCCTCGGGATCGGCGCCGTGACCGGCAAGCTCGCCGTCGACTTCGAGAAGGCGATGCGCAACGTCAACAGCATCGCGCAGCTGCCCGAGCCCGCCTTCCAGCGCTTGAACAAACAGGTGCTGGCGATGGCCGGCCCGACCGCGCAGGCACCGAAGACGCTCGCCGAAGGCCTCTACGACCTCGTCTCGAGCGGCTTCGACGCGAAGGAATCGATCACGATCTTGAACGCCTCGGCGCGAGCTGCGACCGCCGGGCTGACGACGACCGAGGTCAGCACGAAAGCGGTGGCGGCGGCGCTCAACGCCTACCACCGCCCGGCCTCTGACGCGAAGGCGATCAGCGACGACCTGTTCCAGACGGTCAACCTCGGCGTCATCACCTTTGACGAACTCGCGTCGACCATCGGCTACGTGCTGCCGGCCGCGAACACGATGGGCGTCGATCTAAAGCAGGTCGGCGCCGCAATCTCGACGCTGACGAAGCAGGGCCAGTCGGGCTCCAACGCCGTGACCAACATCAACGCGGCGCTGACCGCGTTCATCAAGCCGAGCAAAGGCATGGCCGCCGCGCTCAAGGCGCTCGGCGTTGAAACCTCCGAGCAGCTGATCCACCAGCGCGGCTTCGAGGGGGCGCTGCGCGCGGTGATCGGCACCACCGACGGGACGAAGGAAGCGATCGGCGCTCTGTTCCCGAACGTGCGCGCCATGCGCGCCGTCTTCGGCCTGACCGGCAGCGCGACGAAGTCGGCCGCGGCCGACCTGCGCGGCTTCCAACACGACACCGGGGCGACGTCGAAAGTCCTCAGCCAGCAGTCGAAGTCGATCGCCTTCCAGTGGAACAAACTCAAGGCCGAAGGCGCCAAGGTCGGGATCGAACTCGGGCAGAAGCTCGTGCCCGTCATGGGCGACCTCGCGCACGAGGTAGCGGGACTCCTGCACGGCTTCTCCTCCCTGCCCGACGGGGTACAGACGACGACGATCAAGCTGCTCGCCTTCGGCGCCGTCATGGGTCCGGTGCTGCGCGTCGGCGGCCTGCTGATAAAGACCATCGGCGGCATCGCCAGCGCCGTCAAATGGCTCGCCGCCACCGACCTCGCTGCCGGCATCGCGCAGGCCGTCCGCGGCGATACGGCGATCCTGCAGGTGCTCGGGGGCGACCTGGCGACGACGCTCGTCGGCGGCCTGGCGCGGGCGATCCCGATCGCGGCGGCCACCGCCGGCGTCGTCAACATCTTGAGCTCGGTCATATCGGGCGACGGCAAAGGCGCGCTCGAGAAGACGGGCGGCGCACTCGGCGGGGCGCTGCTCGGCGGCATCATCGGCTCGGTCGTCCCCGGCGTCGGCACCGCGATCGGCGCCGCGGTCGGCGGCGGCGCCGGCTCCTTCCTCGGGCCGATGATCGGCAGCCTGTTCGACTCCGAGAAGAAGATCACGCCGCTGCAGGCGCGGCTGGCGGCCAGCGCCAAGGGCCTCGCCGCGGCGATGAGGCACGAGGGCGAGGCCGCCCACAACCTCTCCGTCTCCAATCGCAACCTGGCAGACGCGAAGCATCGCCAGCAGTCGGCGACCAACGGCGTCAAGCGGGCCGAACAGAATCTGACCGCCGCCCTGCGCGAACACCATCGCGGCACGATGCCCGTCCTGCGGGCCGAACTCGAGCTCGCCCGCGCGAAGCATCAGCAGGCGAAGGCGACGCGCGAGGTCCGTGACGCCGAACGCCTGCAGGGCTACGAACGCAAGATCCAGATGCCGATCATGCGGACCTCGATCCTCGAAGCCCGCCACCGGGTCAACGTCCTCAAGGACGAGCGCCAACAGCTTCGCCAGCAGGCGAAGGCGATGGTCGAAAACGGCTCGACCGAAAAGGAACGGATCCAGTGGATGCACCGCGCGCGGCAAAACAGCGACGACCTGGCGAAAGCCGAAAAGCGGAAAAATGAAATCCTCGCCGATGCCGCCCGCCTGATCGGCCCGAAGTTCGCCAAGAGCCTCGAACGGGCGAGCCGACTGCAGCTCGAAGTCGGCAACCGCGCGCAGTCCACCGGGAAGACGGTGAAGCAGTACTACGGCGACATGGCGAAGGCCGTTTTCGGCTTCTCGGGCGCCTGGAAAAAGGGAGCGGCCACCGCTCAGGGCTCGACCGAACGGCTGAAGGGGGTGCTCGGTCCCTTCCGCAGCGAAACGAACCGGCAGATGGGCAAAGCGACCGGCGACGTGCGCGGCTTCGTCTCCGGGACGAAGACCGGCTTCCTCGAAGTCGAAGCCCAGACCGATCGAACGCTGACCGCGCTCGGCGTCAAGCAGGTCAACTTCAACGTCTCGGGGCAGGGGGGCGGCCGGCAGAAACGGGCGACCGGCGGCATCGTGCGCATTCCCGGCGTCGGCAAACGGGATACGGTGCCGCTCGACGTCATGGGCGTGCCAGTCGTGGCGGCGCCCGGCGAGGACATAGCCTTCCTGACCGGGCATCAGCGCGCCGACCTGGACTTCGCGGTGCGCCACGTCTACGGCGATAGCGACCTCGAGCGCTTCTTCCACCGCCAGAATCGCCCGCATTACATGGCGCGGGGCGGGATCGTGGAACCGAGCCTGGGCGGCACCGCGCCCATGCGCCCGATCGGGCAGCACGAGATCCACGCGGTAACGCAGGCCGCCCGCGAATACATACGCCGCGTCGGTGGCGATAAGACGGTCAAGGCCGTGATCGACAACGGCAACCGCATGGACGCCCTGCATCAGCCCTACCTGTGGGGCGGCGGCCACGGCTCGACTCCCTCGCGCATGGGTCCGTGGGACTGCTCGGGCGGAATCTCCGAGCTGCTGTACGGGGCGGGCTGGAAGGAACTCACGCCGATGGTGTCCAGCGGCTTCGAGACATGGGGCGAGGGCGGCCAGGGCCGCGTCTCGATCCTCGCCAACCCCGAACACGTCTACGCGGTGGTCGACGGGCGGGGCGCGATCGGCACGTCGGGCGAGAATCCCGGCGGCGGCTTCGGTTGGATCAACGGCTACACCTTCCGGCCCGGCTTCACGGTGCGCCACGCCGACCTGTTCGGCGAAGGCGAAGTGAGCTCGCCGCGCCGCGGCAAGGGCCAGCCGCCAGCGAAGGGCTTTGCTCGAGGCGGCCTCGTCGTCAAGGGGCGCGTCTCCTGGTTTGGCGGCGGCGCCACCGCCGGCGGCAAGGACACCTCGCAGCCCGGCCTCGCCCTCAACCTGCATCCCGGCACCGAATCGGGCTGGAACAACGCGACCACGCAGGGCTGGATGAAGGCCTCGCGCGCCGGCCACCCGGTGGTCGGCGACACGCTGATCAAGGGCCACCACGCCCACCTGCCGATCATCGACCTCGGGCCGGCGGCGAGCACCGGCCGGGCGATCGACGTGACCGAAGGCGGCGTGCGCGAGCTCGGCTTCTCGACGTCGGGCTTCCCGACCGACGCGACCGGCGTCGTCACCATCGAAGGCGCGAGCGCCGCAATCGGCGGCGGCTCCGAAGATGTGCCGGCCGTCTTCGCCGGCGCCCGCACGAAGCCGCTCAACTTCCCGTCGATGCCGAAAAGCCTGCATGGGGTTGAGCGCGAGATCGCCCGCCGGCAGTCCGAACTCGGCCGCTACCGCCGGGCCATGAGGCGGGCGCACGGGCGGCCGAAGATCGAACACGCGCTCGCCGCCAACGTGAAGGCGCTCGAAACCCGACTCGACCAGCTGCGCCGCCAGCGCGCCCTGCTGCGCCGCAAGGCCGCGCAGAAGAAAGTCAGCCGCCGGCTGGCGCGCAAGCTGCGGAAGATCACCGGCGTCGAGTCGCAGATCGAAGCGGCCGAGCGCATCTACAACATCGCCGAGCAGTTCGCCGAGCAGGTCGTGGCGCTTGAGCCGGTGCAGCCGAGCGAAGGAGGGGAGGCCGCCGAACGGGCCTACGTCGAGGCCTACAAGAAGTACATCAACGAGCAGGAGCGGCCCGCCTACGGCGCCGTGCTCGATCGGCTCGCCGACTGGCGCAACGTGACGCTGCTCGGCGAGTCCACCGCGGGGCGGCTCGAGACGGGCTGGGAAGGAGAAGTGACGAAGATCGACAGCGAAGTCGCGGCGATCAACGCCTTCACCCGCAAGGTCGCGGCCGACCGCGAGAAGTTCCAGCGCGAACACCCCAAAGACGAGCTGCCGAAGTGGATCAAGGACGAGATCGGGCGCGACCATCAGCAGCGCGCCCGCCTGCCCGTGCTGCGCTTCCGCGATCGCGAAGTGAGGAAAGTCCTCGGCGAAGCGCGCGAAGCCTTCTACCCCGGCCGCAAAACGCCGGTGCATCCACCGACGCCGCCGGCGGCTGGCAGCGGCTCGATCGAGGACACCCTGACCAACATTCAGGGCGTCCACTGGCCCGACCAGCACGCGCCGATCGCGCCCTTGCCGGGCAAGCGGGTGGCGGGCTGGTTCGGCGGCGCCATCTGGGACGCCCAGACGGCGATCGAGGAACTTGACCTCAAGATCAACCAGGCGACTGCGAGCCTCAGCGGCGCTGGCGGCGGGAGCTCGAGCGAAGCCGAACAGCAGCGGATCGAGCTCCTAGAAGAACAGGTGCGCAACCTGCAGCGCGAAAAGCTCATCCACGAAGCGCAGCGGCCCGTGCTCGGCAACTACCTCGGCGCCTACAAGACGGGCGGACGATTGCCCGAGGACGGCTACTACCTCGGCCACAAGGACGAGACGGTGCTCCCCGCCGACGTCGGGCCGCTGACCGAGACGCACGTCCATATCCGCGGTCGCGAGGGCGTGCTCGAGCGGCTGATCGAGACTGAGGTCGAGACGCGCATGACCGCCACCGGCCGTCGCGTCGGGCTTGCTCGAGCGACGCCGAGCAGCCCCGGCCGGCGCGCGGCCCTGACGCAGCGACAAAGGAGAAGCCCATGAGCCTCGTGGCCGAGCGCGTCACGCTCAACCCCGTTCGCGAAGACCCGACGCTGCAGATGCTCGACCTCGTCGGCATGGACCCGAGCTGGGGCATCTACCTGCTCGGGCACGACTACCCACCGCCAAAGCCCGAGATCCAGCGCGCGGCGAGCGCCGACACCGAAGGCGACCCGATCATCCAGAGCCGCTATCCCAACCGGATCATCACCATGCGACTGCGATTGGTCGAGCCGGCCGACCCGGCGGCGACCAACCTCGTCCGCAATCCCTCCTTCGAGCTCGCCACGACGGGTTGGGCCTTCTCAGAAGGCGGCTTCACGGCGGCGAGCATGGTCCGCGAAGCGCTGCCGGCGGCCTTCGCCGCGACCGGCAGCGAATACGGGCTCAGGCTGCGCGGCACGAAGGACAACACCGCCACCGAACGCTTCCTGATCGCCGACACGGAAGCGGGCGTCGCTGGCTTCGCTGTCGCCGCCAACACGAACTACGTCTACTCGGCCTACGTCTATGCCGCCGACGCGCCCAACCACGGCGGCGGCAACAACTTCATCCTCGAAGTCACGTGGTACACGGCCGCCGGCGCCGTGATCTCGACCTCGACGCAGCAGGCGCTCGTCAACACGGGCGAAGTAAAACGGCTGACACTGGCGGCGAAATCGCCGGCGACGGCGGCCTTCGCGAAAGTCCGCGTCGTTGGCTGGACCACGACGGCGCTCGATACCGTGGACTACTGGATCGACCGCATCCAGCTCGAGACGGGCGAAACGGCGACGTCCTACTTCGATGGCGAATCGCCGGGCTGCGAATGGTCGGGCGTGAAGGCGGCGTCGACCTCAAGCCGGGCGGCGCCCGATGGCACGCGCTTCTCGCGCATGTACGGGGACGTGACCGGCATCCTCGATCGCCTCAAGCGGGAGAAGTACGGCTATCTGAGCCGCAAAGCGCCGGGCTTCGCCTCGCAGATGTACGACCTGACCACGGTCGAAGTCACCGACGCGCCGCAAGATATCTCGCTCGGCATGAAGCGCGCCGAGATAGCCCTGCAGTTCGAGGCCGATCCCGGTGGCCGCGGCCCCGAGGTCCAGATCGGCGGCAACTTCGATGAGCTCGAAAAGCCCTGCCTGCGCTTCCTCGCCGAAGCTGTCCCCGGCGATATGCCGGCGCTCGGGCGGATGCTCGTCACGAACCTCGAAGGCAAGGCGCAGCAGGACGCATGGTGGGGGCTGCGCCAGCGCTTCTACAGCTCCAACGCGAACGCCGACCTGTTCTATGAGGCCGAGTCGCGGACGCCGCTCGGGGGCTTCGCCCTTGCCGCCGGGCCGGCCGGCGCGTCGGGGGCGGGCAATAACACCCTGAAAGGGCGGGTGCGCCCGGCGTGGATGGCGATCATGTCCACGCAGGCGGCCGGCGGCGGCGCCCACCTGCAGCACGTCGGCAGCTATCGGGTGCTCGTGCGGATTCAGCGGCCCTTGGGCAATAGCGCCAGCGAAACCGGGATCAAGCTGCAATGGGCGGTCGGTGACTTCGCGCATCCCGTGACCAACGAGAACGATGCCGTGTGGTTCACGAGGGCCGATCGGCAGGGCGCCTGGACGATCGAGGATCTAGGTGTCGTCACCATCGACCAGCCGCCGAGCGGGACGACGCCGCGATGGGAGGGGCGCGTCCTCACCACCTGGCAGGGCACAGGGGGTCAGCTGGACGAAATGTACATCGATTGGATGATGCTGATTCCAACTGACGAGGGCGCCGGCGAGGCGCATACCTCGACTTCGATCCCGGCGCCGACGTCGATGAAAGGGATGCTCATCACTCCGAGCACGGGCGCGCTCACCACGCAAAACGACGAAATGGGCGCCTTCACCTTCAAAGCCCTGACCAACTCGGACCCTGACGACTTCCAGGGCAACGGCACCGAAGGCTATATCACCCGAACGACCGTCTCGGATTCCGGCACGCTCGTCATTGGTCCGGGTCGGGCGGTCGGTTGGGAACCGCTGACGCTCGCCAATGTCGCCTTTGCGATGAAGTTCAAACTGGAAAAAGGGAGCACCGGCATCCACCCCGGCATCCTCCTTCGGGTCAAAGACAACAAAAATTTCGTATTCCTGGAAATCAGCACCGACGGCAACGCGACCAGCACCTACTACGACCTATGGGTGGTACAGGAAGGGGTGAAAACCCGCGTCGGATCGAAGACGGATACGAACAAGTCGCCGAAAGAATGGCAGCGGGTGATCCTCATCTGCATCGGCGAAATAATGAAGGTCGTCGCCGGCCCGGTCGGCTCCGAACGGCTCCTTATCTCTGCCAGCCATGAAGCGCTCGGCGCCGGCAAAGCGCTGGAAAAAGGCGGCGGCTATATCTACGACGAATGGTCGGCCGCCGGCGCGTTCACCCGCTACTACGACGACATCGAAATCTGGGAACCACCGTTCGATGCCGTCATGTATCCCGGCCGCACGCTGGAAATCTTCTCCGATCGCATCCGGCGCCAGGACGCCGCCGGCGAAGCCTTCGGTCGACCGCCCTACGAGGGCGATTACCTGCTCGTGCCACATGCCGGGCCAGAGAAGCGCGTGTCGCAGTTCATCGTGAAGGGCTCGCGCGACCGCCGCTATGACGCTGGCATTGACGATATCCGCGCCCAACTGTTCGTTACGCCGCGCTACCTAGAGGCGCCGCCGACATAAGGAGCTGACGTGAACTACCTCGTGCTAGTCAAGAACGGCCCGCGCTTTGACGACTGGAAGGTCTGCGCGATCGTCTTCGGCCTCGGCAAGGACGACGAGCAGAAGGCGATCGAACAGGGGGCGAGCGAAGGCGAAGGCGAATATTGGGCCGTGCCGATCCCCGAAAAGGAAGAAGGCGCGAGGTTCGTCACGGTTCCTCGCTTCGACCTCGAGCCGGTGCCAGCGGAGCCGTTGAAGCCCGAACCGCAAGCAGAAGAAGAAGCGGCCGTGGCGGTGGCAGAAGCCGAACCCAAGGAAGACCCACCGAAAGGCTGAGCCCGTGGCAGTCAGGAAATTCGTCGCGGCGAGTCGCATCCGCGTCAACATCGGCGCCTGCGGCTTCACCGGAGCCGCGACCTTCGTCGGCCTGCTCAACTTTGAACGGACGGGCGGGGAGAACTCGTGGTGCTCGGCGGTCGATTCCACTAAAGCCAACCAGGGCAACTTCTATGACTGCCTGGCGAAAACCGAAGGCAACCTCGGCATCTACCGCAATGGCACGTATTCCGAGGCCAAAGAAGTCACCAAAGGAATCGACGGAATCTGGGCGCTGGTTGCGGTCACGAAGGAAGCGGGCACCGTCGCCGCCCGCGCTCACGTCTACCGCTTCGACACGAAAGCCTGGACGCACACGGCCTGCGTCAACGCTCTGACCAACGCGACGGCGAACGCCGGCGGCTACCTGCAGTTCGGCCAGTGGGGCGAAGCCGACCAGCTCCGCGCCCTCTACGCGGCAGCTGCGGCATGGGGCAAAGTCCTCACCGACAAAGAAATCGAAGAACTCGTCGCCGTCTCCTACCTCGAAGAATGGCTGAAACGCTCCCCCGCCGGACTGTGGTTGTTCAAACAGCAGTCGGGCGCCGAAACGGTCAAAGACCTCACCGGCAACGGCGCCGACCAGGCCGAATTGGTCGGCACCGAATACTCGGCCGCCGAACCGCCGATCCCCTATGCGCCGAGTGCGGCGCCGTCGGTCGTCCTACCGCCGCCGTCTGAGCCGGCGACCCGCCTCGCGATATCGCTGCTCAACCCCGACGAATCGGTGAACACGCGCTGGGGACCGGACGAGCAGGCCGTCGCCAACGTGCCGAAAGGGCTCAGCTTCTCGACCGCGGATCCGGGCCTGTTCAAGGACGCAACGGTGGCGCTGGCACGGCCGATCGACCTCCCCTGGCCTGACCTCTCCCTGCTGCGCGACGTCCGCATTCACGGCGTGGGCCGGCGAACCGCGTGGGAGGGGCGACTGCAGGAAATCCCTCTGCACTATGCCGAGGACTACTCGATCAACCCGGCCGCCGTCGGCCACTCGTCGCAGCTCGACTATGACCCGAGCTTTCGCGAGATATACGTCGGCCGCGACCTCGGCGAATGGACCGAGCTCAGCGCGCAGTGGCGTCTCGGGTGGGCGGGCTCGCTCTCCTATGCCGGATTCAGCGTCGCGCCCGACTCGGGCGAAGGGCGGCCCTCGCTGGCGCTCGAGCTCAACGGCCATTGGGAAGCGCAGAAGCCCGTCGCCGCCGCGATGTATGACGCCGGCGCCGGCTGCATCATCGCCGCGCTCGACTACGAATACGCGCTGAACACCGCGGACGCGACCTTCATCCTCGAGCTCTTTACCGGCACCGACGATAAGCCGACCGGCGGCGCCTCGCTCGGCGACCTCGTCACGTCGGCGGCGAGCAGCGGCAGCGGCGAACTGAAACCGGGCAAGCGGGTCATGGCCTGGCAGTGGTACTACGCGAACATCAACGCCGGTCAGGACGGCGCGCAATACCGCGCCCTCATGCGGCGGCTCGCGTGGTTTGGCGGCCACGGCCTGACGATTCGCGGCGCGGCGCCCAACCGCGGCCTCTATGGCTCCGACGTGATCGCGGATATCGTCAAGCGCTGCGCGCCCGAACTCAACTACACGACCGGCCCGGCGGGTTCGATCGAACCCTCGACCTACATCATCCCGCACCTCGTCTTCCGCGATCCGGTCAAGGGCTCAGACGCGATCCTCGCCGTCAATGCCTACCACCAGCGGACTTGGGGCGTCGAAGAGGGCAAGCGGTTCTTCTGGCGCTCGGCGCTCAAATCTCGCAAGCGCTGGCGCATCCGTCGATCGAAGGGCCACGGGATCGACCTGCTCGGGCCGCAGGCCGAAACCGCGATCAACGGCGTCGTCGTCACCTTCACCGACCCGGCAGGCGTCACGCGCGTCGTCGGGCCGCCGGGCTGCGCCGGCGCCGACGTCACGAGCGAAGTGCTGGCCGATACCTCCGATGCCAACCCGGTCAACCTGGCGGGCATCCCGCGCAAGTGGGGCGAGTTGCAGCTTTCCTTCGTCACCGACTACACCGGCGCGATCCAAGTCGGCTACGCCTGGCTCGTAGACAAGCTGCAGAACGCGAACGCGCGCGGCTCGGTCACGGTCAGCGGCGTGGTCGAAGACGACGAGAGCGGCGCCC